CGGGCACTAAATGTGCTGGCCAAGTTGGAGTGTCAGTACAAAAAGGATGGCAGAACCGTCAGCCTTGCGTACAACATGATTGAAGAAATTGTAGACACAGAGGCACCCTTCGCCACCGCGTCAACAAGCCCGTTACTGCGCCTTAAGGTAGTTAGACTCATCGAGGCCATCGATGAACAGGTGGGTAGGCCATACGTCTATCTGCTCCTGGGGTTGATAACCCCGGTTGACTTCCGTAAGCTTACAAGGTGTAGCCGCGCAGTTTTTGTTGAAGATATGAACCGAATAAGGGCAATCGCGTCAGAGCACTTTACTGTCGCGTATTACCGATGATGAAGGACCGCCATGAGTAGCAGGGACGCCAAAACACTCTCCCAGGTCATCGCACAGTTGCCCACCGTCGATGTTGATGATATTGGAATCAAAGAACTGGTGCTGCGACTCATTGTTGAGACGCCCGACGATGCCCCCGATGGAAACAACGCCTCAAGAGCCAAGGTTAAACTCGACGCTCTCAGGCTGCTGGCTGACATCAACAAGAATAACTCGTCAAAAGAAACGCACCAAGACCTACTCTCTATCCTGGCAGGTGACGAATGAGCGGCGCAAACGAAGAACTCATCAACCATCGTCTCGGCGTTCTTGAAAGAGACGTTAAAGACTTAACGGCCAACATCTACGACCTAACATCTAGCGTCAAACTGCTGGCTGCTGGGATGGCTCACGTCAAATGGGCAGGAATGGCTGCGGCTGCAAGCGTAATTGCTCACGTAGCCAACACACTCCTCGCTGCAAGCTAGGGTGCAGTACTCAAAGTCAGACCTTGAGCAGATACGTAGATGCAAAGACGACTTTCTTTACTTCTGCAAATTCGTAAAGATAATCAATAAGGGCGGTAAGCTCGTTAAGTTTGAACTCAATGCATCCCAAAAGATGCTCTATGAGGCACTTCAAACTAATCAGTGGCAAATCGTCCTCAAGGCACGGCAGACAGGAACATCGACCTTTGTTGCAGCTTACTACCTTCATAAAGCGTTGTTTATCAGAAATCACCGCGTCGCAATTGCTGCCCATACTCTTGAAGCTGTTAGGCAGATTTTCAACATCTATCAAACGATTTATGACAATCTTCCGGCGCAACTAAGGCTCCCATCTACAAACGAAAACGCCAACGAACTAAGGTTCAAACACGGCTCTCGAATCAAAGTCGGCACCCCAAACGGGTTCCGTGGCTCGACTTACCAAAGCATCCACGCCTCAGAAGCCGCGTTCTGGAAAAGCCCCGACGAAGATATCGCCGCTCTGTTGCAGACGGCTGGTGAAAACCCAACCATCATCTTCGAGAGTACGCCCAACGGCCTGAACCACTACCACAACCTGTGGACCACCGAGTCTGGGTACAACAAGGCGTTCATCTCGTGGCTCATTGAGCCCAGCTATAGCCAGAAGAAGAAGGTTGAGCCAGCACCGACCGACAGCGAAAAGGAATTCCTCAAGTCCCTGCCAGCACTCTCAAAGAGTCAGCAAAACTGGGCAATCCAAACACTCCGCACCAAATGTGCAAACTCAACAGCCACGTTCAGGCAAGAGTACGCAAGCGATGCCGTCTCATGCTTCATCAGCAGCGGTGAGCGCGTATTCGACCTCGTTTTCCCAGATGCCAAAGTCGGGGTCGGGCTCATCGAGTACGAAACACCTAACCCCCTCCAGGCATACATCATGGGCGTCGATGCTGCCGAAGGTGGGCCAAGTGGTGACTACTCAGCATTCACAGTGCTGACCCGCTCCAAGCCACCACGGATTGTGGCGACATACTACAACAAAGAACCCGTTCAAGACTTTGCGTGCCAAGTCCTGGCAACCGCAACCAAGTACAACGCCATGGTCAACGTCGAGGCCGCATCCACCGGATACGCAGTCATCGAACACCTCAAGAGAGGTGAGCACCCGCATCTGTACCGACGCATGATTAAGGATAAGACCTCGGCAGAGCTAACCGAGAAACTAGGGTTCAACACCAACACAAAGACCAGGGCACTCTTAATGGCCAAGCTCCACGAGCTTCTTATGGGCCAAAAGATGAAGGTAATCGATGAGCGTTTACAGCATGAGTTGAATACTTTTGTATATGTGAACGGGAAGCCGAGACATGACACCGGCTGTCACGATGACCTCATATTCTCCGTAGCCCTGGCGTATGTGGCCTATGAGCAGTCTGATTATATCTACCAGACAACGAAGCTCAAAAAGCCCACGTCAATTCAAGAGGTGCTCAAGTGGGAAGCTGTACACGGTAAGAAGTATAATCCGAATAAACAGGATGACTATACTTTCGAAACCGTGTTCAGTATGATGAATTGATTTATGACTTTCTTTGGGCGGTCTAAAGCCCATCGTAGGGGACGCAATGAGCAACCTGTTAGATGAAGGCGCACTTGACGATCTCGCCAGTCGTTTGTCTGATGCTGCGGAGGCAGAGCCAGAAGCTGAGGTGGAAGCCCAGCCTGAAGCAGTTGAGGAAGTTGAGGAAGAGTCACCGTTAGAAGAAGATGTATCAGAAGAGGTAGAGGCCGCTTCTGAAGAGGGTTCATCACCTGTTGACGCCGAGGCGTCTGAAGACGGAGACGAAGATGACAAGGGAGACGATGCTGATGGTCACGCTGTGCCTTATAAAAGGTTCCAGAAGGTCATCCAGGCCCGAAACTCGTTTAGAGAAGAGGGTGAGTCGCTTAGGCAACAGATTGAAGAGCTTAAAGCTCAGGTCAATCAGCCGAAGCAAGCAAGAGCCCCCAAAGAGCCAGTAGAAGAAAAAGACTGGCTAGACGAGGCGTTGGAAGAGTCCCAAGTACCTGATCAGTATGAGGAGCTTAACGAACGACTTACACGGTTTGAGGTGTCGCAACAAAAAGCGCTGTTAGAACAAGAACTTAACGGCGTTCTGGAGCAACACCCCAACGTACCACGCGAGCTACTGATTCAAGCTGTGGTGCAAAACCCAAACGAGAATCTCAACACTGTGGCTGAAAGATACAGCAGCTACATTGCAGAGGTTCAAGAGAAGGCGATTGCAGAGCACATGAAGACAGTGGAAGTCGCACCGAAGAAAAAAGTAGGGCCTCCGCGCCCAAAGAAAACTGGTGCAGCCAAAACAGAGGAAGCACCAAAACCCCTCGACCGTGATAGCCGGTACAAAGCAGTACAAGAGGCTATCGCAAGAATGACTTAAAGGAGCCTCAAAACTCATGCCTCTTTCAACAAACGAAATTGGAAAACTTCTCAAAGAGTTCTTCCTGTCACCAGTACAGGAACAGCTAAACCGCGAGACCATCGCACTCGATATGTTTGAAAAAGCCCGCGTTAACTGGGCAGGCCGCGTTGCCATCATCCCCGTTCACACCGGAGTTACCGGCGCCAGTGGCGATGTTGCCTTCAGTGATGCTGGAACCGTTCCAGACGCACGAGAACAGACCTTCGCCAAGCTCAACGTCGAAGCCCGACGCCTTTTGGCTCGCTTCCAGGTTGACGGCATGGTCATGACTGCTGCTCGCAAGGGCAACACCGACCAAGTTATCAACTGGATGGAAGGTTCCATGGACCTCCTGACAGAAGATGTCCGTGACACCATGAACCGCACGGTTTTCTCCGGTGGTGCCGTTGTAGGCTTTGCCACGATGAACACCGGAGCCATCGCCGGTGGCGTTGTTGCACCAAACATCTCCATCTTTGGAGACATCCAGAAGCTGTCGGCTGAAGTTGCTGCCGCAGCAGCGGCGGTACCACCCGTTGCCGCTACGGCAAACCTTATCGACGTTAATACGGGCGCTCAAATTGGCGGCGCTAACGCTGTAACAATTACGGCAGTTGACACCGTTGCGTGTGATTGCACCTTTACCTTTAATGCAGGTATCAGCGCAGCAGAGTCAGACATGGTTCTGGCCGTTGAGTTCACAAGGGCTGGCACAACCTATGCCCAAGAGCCTGTCGGCATCTACGGAAACCTTGGGTCTCTGTCAATGTTCGGCACTGCAAGGCCCGGAAACAACCTGAACTCAAACGGGTTCAAGCCGGGTGCGCTGGTTGGCCGTCAGGCGCTTGACCTGGACATCATCCAGAAGGCTATTGATGGCGTTCTTAACGAAAGCGGCGAAGACATCGACGTTATCTTCATGAACCCATTGCAGCGACAGAGCTACACAGCACTGTTGACGACGAACATGCAGACCCTTACCGACAAGGCTGGCCGTGGCGACGGTGGTTTCACCGGACTTAGCTATGGTGGCGTGGAGATTCGCTCCAGCCGACATTGTGGTCGCGGTGGCATTATCCTGATGTCCATGAAGCACTGGAAGCTGTTGCAGCTTGACAAGGGCGGATTCGCAGACTTTGACGGTTCTGCACTGTCTCGTGTTGCGAACACCGACGCAGCCGAGGGTTACTACAGGCACTACTACAATACTGCCTGTACTCGACCCAACGCCCAGGCGGTTATCGCTGGCGTCAGCATCTGATGAAGCGAGACCCTCGCCTTCATGGAGTGGCTTTGGTGCGCGCAGCGGGAGTTGAAGGTTTCAACAAACCCAAGCGCACACCAAACCACCCTACTAAGTCACACGTTGTTGTGGCTAAGGAAGGCGACAAGGTTAAGACAATCAGGTTTGGCCAGCAGGGTGTGAAAACCAATCAAACTGCTGGTCAACGTAAAGCCTTTAAGTCCAGGCATGCTAAGAACATTGCCAAGGGCAAGATGTCTGCGGCTTATTGGGCTGACCGTGTAAAGTGGAGCCCTAAGAACACTAAGGATAAAGACAACCAAAAGTGGGTCAAGGGTAGCTAGACACAACTGGAGAGAATATGTCCTGCGCTCCATATCTTTGTTTGATTGCGTTTATGATGCTTCCTGCATTTATAAATCAGTCGCTCAAGCTGTGGGGCGTTTGGCATAACTACCAACAACAGAAGGCGAACATTGGTGTCACGCCAATCGAGTCTGTCGCTGACCTCCTAGAGATTGATTGAGGTAGCCTTATGAAGTATGGCCGCAAGACAACGTCTATTGCCAGGATGAAGGCTGCTAAAGAAATGTCTGACAAGAAGGGCAGCACCTTCGCTGATATACTTCCACTTATCGGTATGGGTACTGGTGCGGTCCTCGCCGCTCCAGCAACGGGCGGCGCAAGCCTTGCTGGTCTTAAGGCTATAGCTGGTGGGGCTGCGGTTGGCGGATCCCTGGGTCAGGGTCTTGGTGCCATGGCTTCCGGTGTTGCTGAAAAGGATGTTGCCCGAATGGGTGCTGGCGCTGTAGGTCTTGCCAACCTCGCCACCGACAAGAAGTCTGCTGATATCATTAGAAAGATCTTGGGTGGGCCGAAGGTTACCTATGGCAGGGATGATTTTTTTGACGAAAAGCCCTACCGCAAGACCGAGACAGACGAAGGCATTACCTGGGATTTTCTCCGATGATGGAAATCAAAGACATCGCCAAGCTCATCGCTGATGCCAAGAAAGAGAACAAGCCGGTTGTTCGTACTTGGGATTTAATCTCTCGTTATGTAGCGGGTAAGCAGTCACTTAGCTTTGACCGCAAGATTAACCAGTTCATCAGACGACAGCGCACTGACAACCGGGTGGTCATCAACAGGCTTCTCGGTATTCAGCGCACAGTCATTGCCAAACTTCAGATTATCTATCCATCGGTAGGTGTCTTGCCTGCATCCCCATCTAGTGAGGATATCTCCAGGGCCGAGTTGAGCGAAGAGGCGATTCAGTACAACTTTCATAACGACAACATGAAAGAGACGCTGAACGACCACATCCTCGACTTGGTTCAGTTTGGTACTGCCGCTCTGCACACCTACTACGATGCGGATATCGACCGGGTTACGACCAAGACGGTCTCGCCCTACGACCTGCTTGTTGAGGTTGGGGCTACCAGTATTGATGAGTCCAGGTTTGTGGCCATCAGGCACTTCATTCAGAAAGAGGTGCTGAAGAAGGCGTACCCTGAGCAAAAGGAAAAGATCGAAGACTACACGCCACCAGTTGTCGATGACGACAAGCCTACGGAGAAGTCCCTGGCTGACAGGTGTGAGGTCTTTGAGGTGTACTGCGACGACGGCAGGCATCTCATCATGTTTGAGGGCAAGTGTTTGTTTAAGGGTGAATGGGACGGTGTTCACCCTGTGTGCGTTAGCCGGTACTCAAAGCTTCCACGCGAGTTCTGGGGCATTGGCCTCATCGAGCCCTGCTTGGAATTGCAGAACCTCTACAATCAGGCAAGAACCCAGGTTCTCAAGAACGTAGAGTTAATGTCGAACCCGAAGTGGCTCATTCCCAAAACCTCCGGGGTGAGTGCAGACAGCATCAGAGGGAAGGCCGGGGAGAAAATCTACTACAACCCCGCTGGTGGTGTACCGCAGCAGTTAGCGGCTGCACCGTTACCATCTTACGTGTTCGACAACATTCAACGTCTACAAGCTGAGATTCAGGATGTCGCTGGCATCCACAATATCTCGATGGGCAAGCGTACTGTAGGCGTTACGTCTGGTAAGGCAATCGAAGCGTTGGCGACTCAGGACGTCAGCCAGCTTCAGCTTACCCAGTCGAGCATTGAGTACACGGCAGCGCATGCATTCTCGAAGGTGCTCCAGCTTATGAAGGCGCACTATACCGAGGGCAAGATGATTGCCATGTTCGATACCTATGGTAAGGCGGTCTTCAGGGAGTTGAAGTCGTCTAACCTTGTTGAGAACCCAGACGTGTTCATCAGCGCGTCTTCAATGTTTCAAGATACGAAGCAGACCAGGGACGCTCAGATACTTGAGCTATTCCAGCTTCAGTTGATCGACCAGGAGACCGCAATGCGGGAGTTGTCCTTCAAGACGGGCACGTCCTTCAGGCTCCAGAAAGCTGCCACGATGTCTCATGCTCGTGAGGCTCTTGCCGCAGTTATTGCTGGTTTCGAGATTGAGGTCATGGCTAATGACGACATTGATGCATTCAAGACCGTCTTCAGCGACTTCATTAAGAGTTCTGATTACTATGACCTTCCTGAAGAAACGCAGGATGTTATAGCCTCAATCCTGAATGCGCTGCTTGTCCCGCTTGATGATGCGGCGCTTCAGGGTCTTGAGGGCAAGCCGGTTGTCTACCCAAGACCACCGGCACCTATGCAGGCCCCTGCGCCCGGACCCCAGCGACAGACAAGGCTGGTACCACCGAATGCAGGGTTTGACCCACAGGCTATCCTTGACGAGAACGCAGAAGCCCAGGGAGAGATGCCGTGAACACCACTGAGTTGCTGCGATACTTCGAGATGGTGATTGACGAGAGTGACAACACGTTCGTCAACGAGACGGACAAGTACCTATTCCTCAAGCTGGGCCATAACGAGTTCAGGACCATCGCCTACGAGGAGACGCCTCTCGATATGGTGTCTACCGTCAACTACACGTTGAGCAGCGCAAAGACGATTGACTTAACAGCGGTTCCTCCAGACGGTGGTGCTGCTGGAGATGTGTTGCTGGGTGCAGCATCAACAAACCCCATGCTCAAGATCCACTCTGTGGCCATGATGTCTACAGATGACGTGTCGTACTATTACGACTTGGTAGTAGATAACCGAGAGATTACGGACTACCCGTACCCGATTCTATCTACGCCTATCGCATGGTTGAGGGCCTCCACCCTCCGTTTTGCTACAGCGCAGACGGGTACAGTCAGGGTTAACTACCTCAAAGAGGCCAGCGTTGACTTCTCTGCGGCTTCTGGGTTTGTGGATGACTTTCCTCAGTTTCACCCTCTTATCGCCATGTTTGCTGCCAAGCACTACAGCGTGATTGATAACGGTGTGAACGAGCAGCTAGAGGCTAAGACGGCACAGTTCACCCAGGAGATGCGCTCATTCTTGCAGAGCACCAGGGTTCCACGAGGGGCGAGTTGGGTACAGGAGTAGTTCAGTGGCGACATCTAAGCAGCAACTGGACATCCTTAGCCCTACGATGTCGCTTGACCCGGCAAATGACGGCAGCTTTGTCCGCAATATGGAGAACAGGCAGGGCTCCTGGGCTGTAAGGCCGGGGTTTGGTCTTCTCTATCGTGGCGATACAACCATGTCGCTCACCTCGACAAGCCAGGGATACAAGAAGCACCTCGGTAGTCGCATCATTAAGACAGCCTTTGGCCACACTCAGATAGTTACAGTGCTATCTGCTGACGTGTTTACTGGTGAGAGCCGAGAGGTTGGCACCTATAGCTCTGTTTACTCTGTTTCTATCTTTGATATTGAGGACAACACGAGGGTTGAGCACATCCTGCACTCTGTGACAGGTGATGGTGGCCGCAGTTTCCATGAAGCCAGGGTCTTAAAGGCGTGTTACGAGGAAGCATCAGACCGCACAGCCGCTAAATGGCGTCTCTCTGACGCCAAAACGGTGGCATTCCAAGAGTTGGCTGGCAATCTCTACTTCTCAAACGATGATATCGGCGTTTATGTCTATCGCCCAGCCCTGGTGGTGGAGCGTTCAGCGCAGGTTCAGGGTGCAGACGAGTATGATTGGTCTCCAGCGCGGGGTGAGTCTAGCTCTGTGACCCCAGTGGTGTTCTCTGATGGGTTGAACACTGAAGCCTTCAACTATATCAGCAATAATGACCTGTCTGGCGTGTCAGCCATGTGCGAGCACCAGGGTTCGTTGGTATATGCTTCAGGCAACACCATCTTCTACTCTGATGCCTACCTGCCCAACAACATCAAGGCAGCAAATTCAGACATAATCCCGGTTTTGTCTAACATTACTGCAATGGCGTCTAACGGCGA